CTGAGAGTTGATTACAATCTGCGTCATGATTGTCTCCTATGAGTGAGCGATAAATCGGCCTGTTGGATGTGATGGATGATTAGGACTGTGGATAACGACCACGTACCTCGTTGTCATCAGAAACAGTAAAGGTAACGTCATTATCATTGCCGGTTGGGTCGCGCAATTCCTGACGGTCGATTGCCTCTGCGCGTTTCGTGTCCTTCGACTTCATGGAACATTCATCATTAGAGTGGGTGAAGGTTTATTGTTGATTGACTGCAATGATTTTAAAATTGCTCGCGGACCATTTTTCGAAATTGTCGGCTAATCCTAAAAATGCTGATTGAGCATCGTGTAGGGTTGCGAAATTCATTGTGGGACGATTGCACGCGCTGTCTAATTCGATGATCAGCTCATTGTCTGTGTCAACGCAAACACTGGCATAATCTGAACGTATCTGATATGTTGTGTTGTGTTTCATGGCGACCTCCTATGTTTGGTGCATGTAAACTGCTAAAATGGTTTCACAAAGTCAATTTTTGATTAGCAGTTAGGCATCATAAACATCAATAGACACAGGCATTTTATAACAATCGACAGCCGGTTATTATTTCCGAAAAAATCAGTGAATCGGTAAATTTGACATACTCAAAAGAAAATGCGGATATTGGGCCAGAAACGTAAGGCAGGCTGAAAAAAAATCATGGCAAACGGAGGAAAGCGACCAGGGGCTGGCAGACCGAGAGGAAAACCCAATACTTTCACACGCACGGCGCGCGAAGCATTTCAAATTGCGTTCGACACGCTTGGAGGACCAGCGGGATTAGCAAAGTGGGCGAAGGAAAATCAAACTGAGTTCTACCGTATTTACGGTAGGCTTATTCCGGTTGAGATCGAAAACACGGGTGAAGTAACTCTCAAGGTTCGCTACGTTGATACGCCAAAGCAAGACGAAACCGATTAACGAGGAATGGGTTGATATTCCGCGACCGCACGAAAATCAATTGCCGTTTCTGCGATCGAAGGTAAAACGGAAAATCATTCGCGGCGGGCGTCGAGGCGGGAAAACAGTAGGAGCGGCGATACTTGCATGTGAGGCTTTTCTGGTGGGCAAGCGAGTTCTCTATGCCACACCAACCTCAGACCAGATACAACGATTTTGGACAGAGATCACGCGAGCTTTTGCACATGCGGTCAAACGTGGAGTATTGAAAAAGAACGAGACGGAACATGTTATTGAAGTCGTACACAAAGAGCAGCGTATCAGAGCAAAGACGGCCTGGAACGCCGATACGCTTCGAGGTGATTACGCTGATCTATTGATCTTGGATGAGTTTCAGCTGATGAACGAGGATGCATGGGAAATTGTTGGTGCGCCAATGTTGTTAGACAATAACGGAGACGCAGTGTTCATCTATACGCCACCCTCGTTACATTCCCGCAGCGTCACAAAGGCAAATGATCCTCGTTATTGCGCGAAAATGTTTTTGAAAGCCACGGCAGATACAACCGGCCGGTGGCAAGCCTTCCACTTCACCTCATACAGTAATCCATCGTTGTCACGCAAAGCCCTGGCGGACATCTCACATGACATGACCGACCTTGCTTTTCGGCAAGAAATTATGGCCGAAGACATTGATGCAGCTCCAGGGGCTTTATGGACACGTGAGAATATCGAAGTCAATCGCAGAACCTCATACCCTGATTTGGATTTGGTCATCGTCGGAGTCGATCCTTCAGCTACTTCCACTGGAGACGAAGCCGGTATTGTCGTAGCAGGAAGAGCGAAGAATGAATACTTCACGCTTGCAGACAACAGCATACAAGGTTCGCCGAATGATTGGGCCAAAGCGGCGGTGACAGCCTATCATGTGCATAAGGCTAACTTCATTGTTGCCGAGCAGAATAACGGCGGTGAAATGGTTGCTTCCGTTATTCATGAAGTCGATAAAGATGTTCCCGTTGAGTTGGTCCACGCTTCAAGAGGGAAAGCAACGAGAGCTGAGCCGGTGGCTGCGATCTACGAACAATCAAGAGCGCATCATATCGGAGTGTTCGGATTATTGGAAGATGAAATGGCCCTTTGGACTCCTGGGGATGCTTCGCCGAACAGAATGGATGCTCTTGTCTGGGCCTATACGAAACTTATTGAGACTGAACCGCCTTTGACATCAGCTGACCTGCGCGCAATCGAAATCCCTGAGATGGAAGCTGTGAGCATAACCGAGAATTACTGACAATGGCTAAACGCCGTTCTCCCGATAATCAGCCTGCGAAGCTCCCGGAATACGGGGAATTGGTTTCCATTATGCAGTCGGAAACAGCCACAATTCTTTCCGATTATGTCAGGCAATATGTCGGCATTGTCGGCGGAACGCCGGAACCTGGGCAGGGCATCTTTATCAATTGGGACCGGGTGCTTACTACTCAGTCCTATAAAGAGCTGGCATGGTTTGATTTGTACCAGGAGGTAGAGCGAGACCCGCATGTTTTGGCTGTCATGGGATCGGCGAAAATTAACATTGCCGGTATACCGTGGGATATGTCAGCCTATCTCAAGCCGGGAGAGAAGAAACCATCGCTAAGAAACCAAGCGATTGCGGATTTTGTCAAGAGGGTTCTGACTGATACGGGGTATTTCCCGCAGCACATATACAATCTGATGGGCGCACTCGGCAAAGGATTCGCCGTCAGTGAGATTGTGTATGATACAGTAACCGGACCAGGTGTGAGGATCAAGCAGATTCTCAATCGTCCGCAGCGCAGATTTCAATTTGATGCGGTTGATCGTTCCTTGAAACTTCGGGACATCAAGAATCCCTACTACGGTACTCCGCTACCGGATAAGAAGTTCGTCGTGCATCGTGTATCGGCTGAATGGGACAATCCGTTTGGAGACGCAATAGACCAGAGTTTGTACTGGATGTGGCTCTTCAAAAAGACCGTTTGGAAATACTGGATGATGCACCTCAATGTCGCTTCATCATCAATTCCCTTGGTGCAGCATCCGGCGAAAGCTCCGCCGGAAATGAAAACTGAAGCCCTGGATATTGCAAAGATGATTCGTCAAGGAGCCTATGGACGGCTGCCAGATAATTTCAAAATCATTTGGGCTGAGGCTGCCAACGGTCCGCAAAACGCAGAGACATACAACAATTTCATTCGGACAGTCAATGATGAGATGTCGAAGGCCATCAACGGCCAGACTCTCACGACTGAGGCTTCTTCGGGGACAGGCACAGGGACTCAGGCTCTTGGTAACGTCCATCAGGGGACGCAGACTGCGAGAGATGTATATAGGGCGCACGGTTTTGAGGCGACACTCAATGCAACAGTCATTCCCTGGATTACAGATTTCAACTTTGCCAACGTCGAGGGATACCCACGGTTCAGGTTCGACCTAGAAGACCCCGAAGATTTGGTGCGGGAAGCGACTATTGTCAAGATGCTTTCAGATGCCGGATATGATTTCGACCAAGAAGAACTATCAGAGAAATTCAACTATACGTTGACGAAGAAAGAACCATTGAAACTGAATCCTGCAAATCCGATTGACAAGAAGCTGGATAAACTGAATCCAGATGAACCAAAGGAGAAGGATGATGAAGAAGAAAAGTGAGATAGTCATTGATGCTTTCAAGGCGGGTGATTATCCGCAAGGAAACTTCGGAGCCAAAGAGCTATCGGAATTAGCCTCGTCCTACGACCCGAAGAACTACGAGGCTCCGATACTCATAGGGCATCTCTCAGACCCCTCCTATAAAGGCAAGAGTTCGATACCGGCCTATGGCTGGATCGGCGCCGTCAAGGTCGTGGGAGATCACCTGAAGTTCGTGGCCTCACAGTTCTCCGAGCAGTTGAAGGGATTCATCAAGGACGGATTCTACAAGAAGGTCTCGGCTGCGTTCTTCCAACCGAACGACCCGAACAATCCGACCCCTGGCAAGTGGCATCTGCATCACCTTGCTTTCTTAGGTGGTGTTCCTCCGGCGGTCAAAGGACTTGAGCAGATTGCTTTTGCTCAGATGGTCAGTGGTGGTATGGAGTTCTCGGAGATGGTAGTTGAGTTCGCAGAAGACGGGGCTATCGAAGAGGTTGAGGAAATGGGGAAAGAGGATACGCTGAAGAACATGACGGAGTATTGCGCCAATTTCATCTCGAAGGTGGAGATGGCTCTGTCTGCGGACGTTGACGCTGAGACTCGTAAGGGCCGTATCAATCTCGCGGCGTATGACCTTCAATCAGAACTGTCTTCGTGTGTCAATGAACACTTCGCATTTATGAACAAGATGGAAAGTGTTGGGGAGAAAAAAGAAGATGGGAAAATGGAGATGTCAGAAAAGAAAGGTTGGCTGGTCAGACTGGCCGGACGAGTTCACGAAGTAATCACTCAAAGAAAGGAAGTCGATATGGATGCAACAAAAGAAAAAGAGTATCAGGAGAAAATCTCCACTCTTGAAATCCAGGTGAAGGAATTCGCCGAGAAGGAACGGCTGGCAAAAGAAGCTATCGCAACCACAGAGAAGGCAACCAAGGACGCGGCTGAGAAGGCCAAGTCTAATGCTCTGACCGCTGAGGTCAAGACGTTCTGCGAGACGGCGGTAAAAGAAGGTCGCATGACCCCCGCAATGGTCGAGACTGATAATCCAATCATGCTGAACCTCGCCAAAGTCGATCCTTCGGCTTTGAAATCCTTCCAGGAAAAGTATGCAAAACCCATCGTTCCGATTGGGACAGTATCGGAAATCGATCAGCATGGTGCTGACGATAAGCGACCTCAAATACTCCAAAGCGCGGAGAAGTATGCAGTAGCACACAGGGCGGACAAAGAATTTGCAGGCTTGACGGCTGCGAATGCAATAAGCCGGGCCGTGTATCTCCACAGCATTGGACAGATCAAGTTTGAGGCCGAATCAACAATCAATCAGAAAGGGGCCTGACAATGGCCACTGGAAATAACGTCGCCGGGGATGTCTGGGTAGCCCATACCCTGCCCATCACGACGACCGCGAATCTCGCGGGAAAAAGTCTTATCACGGTCGTAGGTGCTGCGGTCGCAAATGCGGCCAATAGCGTCTTCGGTGTGATCAGAGTCGATACACCCTCCGGCGACAGTGCTGACGTGAAGGTGGCGCCATCAATCGTTGAGGTTATCGTGACTGGGACAGTGACGAAGGGCGGGAAGGTCGAAGTCCTTCAGGCGACAGTGGTTGCGAACATCAACGGAACAGAAACTAACACCACCTCTGCCGGAGTTACAGATTTGGCAAGTGGATATCCAATCGGGAAAGCGTTGTCGGGCGGCGTGGCAAATGAAACCGTCCTCGTCGCGCTGTTCCTTAACGACGGCAAGACCGGTTAAAGGAGACGAACATGAAAAGCGTTTATTATCAACGCAATCTCCAGACGGGATTGCTCGATGTGAAAGAGTTCGCGTCTGATTCGCAACTGTCGCTCTTGCGCATCTCTGACCCCGTGGCAACGAATCTTGTCCAGGGTTATACGAACGCGGAGTTGAAGGGTGACAAATTTCTTACTCCGGTCAAGATGCCGAAACGGACTGGACGATTTCCGGCATTCGGTCAGGAAGCATTTGTGATCTCCGGTGATCTCAAGCGGGCAGTGGGTGCGAGGGTTGCACGTTTGAATGTCCAGTCAGGGTTTGTAACGCTCACGATGGACGAATACGCTTCGGGTGTGTCGCTTGAAAATAGCGAACGTGAAGAGTGGGCGGGTGCGCCGGATATGCTCTTGAACGGCCGGTTGCTCACCAACACGGCCCGTATCAGGTTGTATCGGGAGAAGCTCCAGGCTGAAGCGATGACGACCACAACCAACTACGCATCGGGGCATTACATTTCCGGTGCTGGAAAAGCTTGGGGTGGTGCGGGATCGGGAGATCCCGTGGCAGATATGTGGGACCTCCAGGAACTCATCCTGAAAAAGAATGGCCGCTTCGGCAACGTGGCGTTCTTCTCATGGGGTGCATGGTTGAAATTTATCAACAACACAGCAGTCCTCAATCGCATCAAATATGGCGGAAGCGCAATCAGCCCAGCGCAAATGTCCGAAGCAGCGGCAGCGCAGTTGCTGCACGTTGATGAGGTGCATGTCTGCGGTGCGGTCTATGGCACTCCATCAGCTCCGGGTTCTGACGGCGGCGTGAAGAAGTCGGCACTGACCAAAGCCTTCTTGTGGGATTCCGTGCAGTCGAACAACGCTGGCATCATCATTCGTGGTTCGGGTTCCGGGATCGAATCTGCATTCGGATATACCTGGGAACATCAGGCGTATCCAAAGGTCGAGAGTTACTACGAGAACCAGACCAAATCGCAGGTATGGGATGAGCAGCACGTCTTCAACCCAGCAATCACTGCGAACGAAGCCGGTGCAATGTATTATTCACTCGCGTAACGGGGAGGACACAGACAATGGGAACTCCCTCAACAACCAAAAGCACATTTCTTCCCGCACAGGCATACTCCGATCTACTGGCCGTGAAGGGCTATCCGTTCGGTTCGGGACAGGTGTATTATGTCGATGAAACGAATGGAGCAGATACTAACAATGGTTTGGACGGTTGGTCCAATGCCAAGGCGACGATTCAGGCGGCCATTACGGCAGCCTCGCAGGGCGATACGATTTTGATTGCCCCGGTCGAAGTTGCTGCCGGTGACACTGATCCGGGAAGTTACTCGGAAAACCTGGTCATCGGGACAACGCAAGCCTATCTGTCGCTCATCGGTGTTCCACGCGGACGGGTCCAAGGCGGCCTTCCGCAATTGAAGGTCGGTGCGACGACGACCTCGCCGCTTCTGACCATTCGCGCTCCTGGCTGCACTATCCGCAACCTCGGTTTCAATGGTACAGGCGGGACGGGTGGAGGTATTGTTTTCGATGAAACCACAGCCAACGGTCAGGCGTGGGGAACATCTATCGAAAATTGCCACTTCAAGAACTGCGTCGGCACAACGGCAACAAACGCAGCGACGGGCGGAGCGATCAACTGGCAGTCTGTAGGCGGAGCGTGGCAGATACTCGTCAAGGGTTGCCGGTTCTACAAAAACGTTGGCGATATTGTCATGAAAGGAACAACATCTTCATTGCCACAAGATGTCGTTATTGAAGACTGCGTGTTCTCCGGCCCGGCTGCAAGCGTGGATTGCAATATCTACGTAGCGGCTGACGGTATCAACGGCGTTGTGGTTCGCAATTGCTCATTCCAGCAAAAACCCGCCATTGGTTCTGGAACCAATGCAAAATATATCGTCATGGGTACTGGAACGGTTGGCGTGATTGAAGGCTGCAAGTTTGGATGCCAGACTTCAGCAACAGGCGGGACACAAATCACGTTCAAGTCGGGCGGAACTGGTGGAGACTTCCCAACAACGGTTCATATCGTAGCCAGTTTTGGGCAGTCGATCACCGACGGCGAATCCGGCGAGATCACTATCGCTGCATAAAGAGGAAAGCGCATGGCTAAATTCATTATCAATACTGCGCAGACAAAAGCATTGCGGTTGTCTGAGATTAACGGTGTGTTCATCGACGAAGTGAAGAATGATGATCTTTCGAGCACGTTCACGGTGATGTTGAGAACAACCGGACCGATATATTTCGAGATAGCCAATACGCTTGCGGAAGCGAAGGCATTGGCCGTGCCAATCCTTGCGGCGTTGGAACAGTAGCATTGGATGCGGGAGTCGAGAGATTCCCGCATTCACAAAATTTCACAATACCATCAATCAAGGAGAAATGTCATGGAACAGAAAAATTGCCCATCAACACACGGCAGCGGTTATATGATGGGAAGCTTTTGGGACGGGAAAGATATAATCTGTGTTTGCGGAACTCGTATTTCGAATCCCCCACCGACTGGGAGCAGGATGATTACGACAAAAAGATGGTGGCAGAAAGATGAGTGGAAACCAACGTGGCCTAATTTTCTCTACGGTCAGAGAGTCTAGTGACAAAGACGATCTATCTCTTGGATATTGACAACTTCGCCCCAGAGGTAAAGGCTCTGACGCTTCCCTTCATCAGACATTACGCAGAAAGAATTGGGGCGAATATCAGGACGATCACTGAGAGAAAGTTTCCCGATTGGCCGGTAACGTATGAGAAACTTCAGATATATTCTTTAGCAAAAGAGAGTCCGAGCGATTGGCAGATTTATGTGGACTTGGATGCGCTGATTCATCCTGAGTGTCCGGACTTTACGATCTACCTCCCGAAAGGGACGGTCAGTTTTCACACGGCGGACATAAGTCATATCCGATTCAGGAATGACAATTACTCGCTGAGAGACGGGAGATACTTGGCTCCGGGTAATTGGTTCATGATCGCCTCAGACCTTTGCCTTGATCTTTGGCGGCCGTTGGATATGAGTCCGGAGGAAGTTATTGCAAATATCTTCCCGACTCCGAATGAAGTCAAACATGGAATTACGAGAGAACATTTGGTTGATGACTATGCGCTTTCGCGGAACATTGCGCGCTTCGGACTTGCCTTTAAGTCGTTCGAGGACATTTACAAACTCTGTCCTCAAACTCCGATAGAGGGGACCACGCCTGACGGTCAGAAAGGAATTTCAAAAGAGTTTCTTTTTCACACCTACACGGTGACGGTCCAAGAAAAGGTGGAAGCAATCACGAAGCGCATCACCGAGTGGCAGGTTGGACATATGCTTACGAGGTAATGAATGGCACAGGATCAAGTAGCGAATTTCGGCATTGGCCAACTCTTAACCGGCATTACTGCGGCGGCGACGTCCGTTGTGCTCGAATCCGGCCAGGGTGCGAGGTTTCCCGATCCCGCGTCGGGCGAGTATAACGTCGTCATCTGGGATACGCTCTATAATTCCGCAGCTGAGGCGTATCATGCCAGTGCTGCGGAGGTAGGCAGGGTTACAGCCAAATCCAGCGATACCTTCACGGTCACGCGGGCGCAGGAAGGAACAACAGCACGGGCGTTCAACACTTCCGGACATACCTATAATTTTGAACTCAATCTCACGGCGAAAATCATTGATGATCTGACAACGAGGGCAGGGGACGATATCTATGTCGCGAGCATAACACAGGCCGGGACGGATGACCCCGTAGCAACAGTCATTAAAAGTACTCTGTCGGCAGTCATTGTATGGACGCGGACATCATCGGGAGTCTATCTCGGCACGCTCACGGGTGCATTTGTTGCGGGGAAAACTACCGTCGATCCGCATGGTAGAGACACGACAACAAGCCTTCCCCTGACAATGGATGGGTATTATGTCTCGACCGCGACCGTTCAACTGATCACATTTGAGCAGGACGGTTGGACGGCAACCGTAACGATAAGGGTGTATCCGTCATGAAAACACTTCTCATACTTCTCATCATACCAGTTCTCGCCTTCGGCCAATGGAAAGTCTCAGGAGGGAAGTTGGTCCCAAGCGATACGACCCGCACGGTGAAGGTCAATACGCTCGAACAAGATACGCCGAATGAGCAATACTATCAGTATGTCCCGTATTTTGTCGAGACGGCAACAGGCTCGGCCTGGATGGGAGCGGCATATAATCAGAATTGGTTTGGATTTCAAGTCAACGAATACATCACACCCGATTCTGTAAGTTGGTATTTTATCAACACCCTCGTAGCGACGGACAGTTTCCGTGTGGCGATCTACGACATGGAGGATTCGACGCTGATTTGTTACACGGCGTGGGGATCACCTAACATTACGTCAACGGGGAATCTCTGGTCGCAAGCCTTTACGACGACAGTACTCCTGAAGCCCTGGAAGACGTATGCCTTGATGTATTCACATAATACGAATACGACCCTGCCGACGATGGATATTGTCAACAATGCGCAGTGGTATGCAAACGTGAAAAGGCTCGGTATTGTCGGAACCCTCTCCCCGTCAGCATGGTTCGCGGATTTTCCGGCAACATTGGCGGGTAGCAACGCTCTGTCGCCGTCTAAAGTACCGTTGTTTGTCATCAAACGCACAGGCACACCATGAGTGTCGGCGGCAATGCGTACGGTTCATCCGGCATACAGGCTCCAACAGCCTCGGAGACGGGATATTGCACAACGCAGGACTTGAAGTATCGCATCGGTGCAGCGACATTGATCCAACTGACGCAGGATACGACGACATCGGGCGCGGTCAATCCAGCAATAGTTGCGGCGTTGATCGCTGAAGCTGATGCGTTGATCGACTCGAAAGTTGGGAGCTATTATACCGTGCCATTTACGACAGTCCCGGAAGTTATCAAGAATCTCTCGGTTGAGATTTCTTGTTATCTCGCGATTCAACGACGGTCATTCAATACCGCCATGCCGAAGGACTGGCAAACGATTTATGACAATGCAATGGAAACTTTGGATGCTCTTGGCTCCGGAATGCTGAAGCTTCCCTCGACAGCCACGGTCGCCAGTACAGTTTCGGAAATGAATACCGACCGTGCGGGTAAGGTTGATTTTAATGACGACGATAGTCTCTTGAGTGATTTCTGATGCGGTATTCCGTCGCGCAGATCGAGGATCAATTGATTGCCACACTCCGAGAGGATACGACGAATTTCGGCAGCATCAATTTGATCGACACGCTGGCCGGAGAAGTCAATCCCCAGATGTTGCTTTTCAATCCGGAAATGATGCAGGGATTTATCAAGCTCTTGCCGTTTGTGTTGGTGAGTTATCGGGGAAGAGCCGGACAGAAATTCGACAGGGATTCCAGCGGGAAAATATACGCTCATACCCTGACGTTCCGATTTTTTACCGGAGCGCAATCCGTACGAAGAACTCAAGAAGCCGTCAGAAACAATTATGATATGATGGCTGCGCTCTATGATGACATTCATGGCAGGGTCCCAGCTTGCACTCCACAACAATTATCGGGCTATATGGCCCTCGGTGGCATACCGATAACGATACCGGAATTCAATCCTCTCGGCCCATTTTATGAGTCGGGTGGACAGGATGAATCTTTGGTGGTCAATCTTCCGGGGATCGTCGTCTATAAATCGGATTTTTCCGTACGGATTGTGGCATGATTGATATAACTATTTCGGGCAGTTTGCCCGTTGTCAACTCGGATTTTACGGAGGCTTTTGAAACGATTGCCGACATCATGTTCCGGAGCGTGCAGGAAAATTTCATCGTCGGCGGACGACCGAACCAATGGCCAGCATTGAAAGAGTTTGGATTAGCCGGTTCTGTTGCTTCGCATCTGTACAAATCCGGCTTTATGTTTGAAAATATCCTGTTGGAATATGACGGCCAACATGCAAAAGTATCTATCGACACAACGAGAGTCCCTTATGCGGCGATTCATAATTTCGGAGGGACGATCAAGCATCCGGGTTCCGATAAGTTTCAAGTCTTTCCTTACAATGGTGGCATGATCTTCACACATGGGACCAAACCACATGACATCAATATTCCTCAACGTCAATTTATGATGTTCCAGGACGAAGACCGTGAGCAAATTCTCCAAACCTTGAGTAATGCGATATTCACAGAAACGATTCCATCATAGGAGGTAACATGTCAGAGCAACAGGAAAATCCTGAATGGCAAAAGATCATCTCTCAAGGGATGAAAACTGTCAAAGAAATCGTCGAGACAGAGGGGCTGGATACAATCGTTATCCGTTATGATGTAGTCCAGAAGATTCTCGAAGCACAAGCCGAAGAATTTACCAAACAAGGAACTGGGGAACTTCTTTTGAAAGGCGAGAAGATAATCTTCGCATTTGGAAATCTTCGCCGTTATGCAGCTGCTGAGAAATTCGGATTCGGTGAAAAGTTCCGGGAAAATTGGCAAAAGGCGACAATTGATGAAAAAGAAATGACACGGCTCGTTACAAATTGGCCGAATTTTGTTTCGACAATCGTTGAACATCCTCCGCAATTTCTTTTGGATATTGAGCAGTTGAAGGCCGGGGAGGTGGCCGAACTTGTCAGGGGTTTTATGAATTATGCCACGGCGATCAGGAAGAATTGAACCGTTGGCAACAGGATTTTGCGAGATTTATCAAGAAAGACAGGACTACTCCGCTGCCTCCCGGCTATGACGCAGAATACTATATCTATATGCTCTGCAACGGTAAAATTGAACAACGAGAAACGGTTGCGGAAACGTACACGCTTCATGATGCCATCAAATGGAATTATTTCAGAACCTACGACAATCATGTGCAGGAAGAACTTCAAAAACTTGCCGTTGAAAAAGCGAATAGAAAGTAATGGCTGATAGCCAATTACATATTACCGTTACGACCGACGATGAGGGACTCAGAGGACTCATTGCAAAATTGAACAGTGGGAATCTGACGATCAAGGAATACAATAAAAGTCTCCGCGATCTCAGGGCTTCCTCGAAAATCGGCTCACAGGGATTGCTCGATCTGAAGGAGGTTCAAACACAAGTCGCCGATGCTACCGCCGGTTCGCAAGGCAAGATGATGCGATCGTACTTCAAGACCGGCGAAGAACTCCGACGATTCTACCGAGAACAAATGGTCGGCAATCGGACGATGCGGGAAGCTACACAAACGGTCGGAGTTTTCGGCACTATGTTGGGCGGCGAAGGATTGGGGAAAGTCGTCGGAACAGCTATCGGCGGATTTCAACAGATGGAATTTGCAACGAACGCTCTTGGTATTTCAGCCGTGGCAGGTGGCGGGAAATTCGCTTCTTTTGGACAGACACTTCTTGGTATGGCCGGACCGTTATCGGCGGCGGCGGCAGGATTTGTTCTTCTTGGGCTTGCAATAGGCGAATCAAAAAAAGTTACGGAAGAACTCAATGCAGCGGTTCTGGAATATCGCAAATCACTTGTTGACCTCGGTAAGATCAATAAGCAACAACAAGTCGATGATCTCACTCGACGCATCAATGTATTGGCCCAAACACCGGACAGCGGACCGGGTGTTCTCTCAAGATTTCTTGGACCGGCAAAAATCCAGGAGGAACAACTTGGGAAATTCTTTCGCCGGGAGGCGGAAATCAACAAACTCAAAAAAGAACGCGCAGACCTGGAAAAAACGATAACGGACGAAGCGAAAAAACAAACGGATGAAGCCGACAAACAATGGGATTTGGAATTCAAGCGCATGGCAGAGATGGCTCCCTTTGCGCGAATGGAGTTTGAGACTCCGGGAACGGGGATAGGAGCAGCCCTTGGGAATGTCCCCGGCGTTGTGTCTGGACAAAAACCCGTCAAGGGAACGGTTGAAGGCATGAAGATTGGCCCTCCTGCGGAAGTTGGGAAAAAAATTCGCACAGAAGTCGATATGACGTTCAAAGAAATGCTCACAGCAACCGGGGCGTTTGAGGATGCATTCAGCTCTTCGATGAACACAGTTGGCGGAATGATTGGCAATACTGTTGGAGGGGCCTTTGCCAATATGTTCGGCGGAGCAAGAACATTGCTCGGCGGGTTTGTTGGTGCGTTTACTTCAGCACTTGCGAATATGGCCGCACAAGTAGTGGCCTCTGGAATTCTCAATTTAATTTTTCCCGGACTCGGAACTGTTGTTACCGCTGCTGGCTCTGCCATGGCTGGCGGTGGTCCGGTGTCTTCCGGTCGTCCATATCTTGTCGGGGAACGCGGGCCGGAACTTTTTGTCCCGAATCGCGGCGGACAGATTATGTCCAATGCAAAGAGCGCGAGATTTTCCGGCGGGAGGGTGGGTATGGAACCGATAGTCCTCGAAACACGGATACGCGGCAACGATCTGGTGCTTGTGCAGGCGAAAGGAAATCTCTCTAGAAATGGAAGGATTATGTAGTGGCAATACAACGACTCAATCAATCCCCGGCTGGTTTGGATTTCGGAATCGTAGCTCCGAATACGACGCATCAATTAAATATCGTATTCTCCAATCAATCCAGCCCATCGATTGATATTGATGTGACAATTGCTGGAGCAACAAGTCCGTTTACTCTGGGTGCGGGGGATAATAGTTTTACGCTTGTTGGAAATGGTTCATCACGCACCGTCGAAGTCATCTATGCACCGACAACAGTGCAGGTTGATGATGTAACGTGGACCGTGACTCACAATGCTCCATCCCCCGCCTCACCCTACAATCTGGTTATAACGGCGGAAGCTGGCACACCGATGACTGCTTATGCACTCCCGGATATTGAAAACAATCCGGCAGGCGTGATGAAGATTGACCTATTGCTTGAATCTGATGTCAGTGCACCGACGATACCAACGGGGGTCAAAGTTCTAAGCATAGGGACATTGACAGAATTGATTGATGTCCAACCTGGAATTGTTGATGTGCAAAATCTCGAAGTCGAATTGGCAGAGGATTACTCAACCTATACTGAAGGCTTTTGGTATCACATTATTCAAACTGATCCGACAAAGGATGTGCAATTGCGCTTTATTTTGGATGAGGATGGGACAGAGACGTTCTACTTCTGGGGCAGAGTGTATCGAGAAGAGATTGAATGGCCGGAGCTTTATATCAATACGGCAGAAACTGATATCATTCGTTCAGTCAAAGTTCGGCTTGTCTCATTGATTCATTCGCTTCGGGATGTCGGCATCGAAACAACAATTGCCGAGATACAGACGCATGAAAGTGCAAATGCTGATTATTGGACAATTGAAAGTATTCTTGCTGCCATACTTGCAAGCGGAATGGTGCAAGAATATAGCACATCCAATATCCATATCCGAGCGACCGATTTGAGACTTTTCAAAGCAGACTTGGAAACAATGGTTGCGATAAAAGATGCCATAGTTCGCGGGAATAATTCTGACTTTACAACAAATAGAGGTTATTTCGATGCTCCAGCAACCGACACAAATCGTTTGCATTGGTATTATCAATTTGGCAATGCGTTTGATTTTCTGAGGGCGTTGTGTCTGAATTTTGGGTGGGTATGCCGGTATTTCTACGGTCAATCGGATGGATTATATGCGGGCGATGCGACGGATAAGCATAGGTTCGAATTCCTCACACGCGGTAATGCCTATGCTGACTACATAACCCCGGAAAATGGAATAAAAGAATCAACTCTTTTTTCGGACACTGTAAACAAATCCGTAAATATCCGAGTATCAGATGTTTTAACAGCAAATGAAGAAGTCAATACTGATGAATTTGATCTGACAATTGGATATGCCTGGTACTCAGGAGGTAAGGAAAATAGTTGTACTCCAATACCCATTAATGCTCTTATTCCAGTCCCACCAAGTGTGACAGAACCCAATCCACACATAGAATTTGATCTTGATTTTTCGGCACAATTTTCACTCCAGCATTTTAATCCCCCACCGTTTGGTTTAGAGGGTTCTACATATATATATCGCCGATTGGCATACACTATTGGTGCTGGAGTTCCGTTACCTTGTATTCTCGTCGGTTTCTACGATTATGCTGCGGGGGCGTGGAATGATCAGCAAGTGTGTTTGCAGAATGCGCTCATGCTGTATTATGCGCGCCGGTTTACTTCCGGACGCAAGATGTACGAGCGTAAATATGGCTCGCTTAAATGGTCGGACGGATCGACAACGAGTCATATTCATCTGAAACCGATGAAAAGAATTCAGATTAACGACCAAATCACAACAGTTAATTACTATGCGACCGAAGTCCGTAAAGACTTCGAGAGCGATACATCCACTGTATTGTGGATCGAAGAATAATTCAAGGAGAATATCATGGCATTTCCAGCAGTAACTACTGCAAGTCCCGCCAATATCAAATCGGCGGCAGTTCTGGCAGTCTATGTCAAGGACACCACTGGCAGCAAATGGCAAACATTGGGAGCCATTACACAAGGCGTTCTTCACTGCCAGAATTTTGAGGGTTCGGATTCTCAAGGACGCAATCGTTCGCTGACCGTCTGGAATTTCACGGCCAGTTGTAGGATGATGCAAACATCGGTTGCGGCACTTGAAAAACTCGATACCTTGACAGATGGGACAAATGCTTTTCTGTTCAAACTCACCGATGCCGCTACAGTAACAACTTCGGCGGCATACGCCGGATGGGTCGGAGTCACGGCCGCACAAGTCTCCTGCAAGGCAAAACTCGTAGCAGATGGCACGCCGGAAGACCCTAGGTATGTCGAGGTCATGTGGCAAGGGTCAATCTATATCTCAACGGCCAATCAAATTGCGCTCTTTACTCCTACGTTGGAGACGGGAGACTTTGAAGCTACGGGTGGAAGCGGGACGATGCACGCTTTTGGGACCTATACGGTTGCAACGGATGGCGGTTCTCCCATACTGACCGATATTCGAGGTTGCGGAGTGTCAACGTATACCCTCGATTTGATAGGAGGATCGAGTCCCGTGACGATGTCGCCCATCCAAAATGTCAAGATGACGTTTGAACAACTGGCAACGGAAGATTCACTTCGACGGTTTCTGCCGAATTCGATGGACATCAACATTGAAATAGATTGGATGGCCACGGATTCAGCTGATATTTTGTTGCTCGACGATATGCTGCCGTTGGAAATCAAGGCCATTGTAACGATGATTGATGCTGTGGCCTTTACGCTCAACAACCAGGTGGGCATCGGTCTGAATTATGAAGTTTTGGGCGACATGGACAAGAACCGCGTGATCCGATTCACGCACAAGGGAAAAATTCTCAACTCCAGCTTTGATGGCGTGGTAGCGTGACGTGGCTGATACTCTTCGGCTAAAATATGGATTCACAGCCAAGCCTGTCCTCGCTGATCGGGACGGCGAGGTGGATACGAATTGGGTGGACGGCGGGACGCATGTTGTCACCGCCGATGCCACCCATGCGCATGCAGGAACGAAGTCCTTCAAAGTTGCTGCCTCTGGGACCGGAGATTTTACAACGAACTACGGTTCTCTGGCCTCCGGGAACAACGCAACATTTACTGTCGGGAATCAATACTGCGTTTCAATCTGGCTCTATGCAGCATCGGCCCTCACAGCACAGCTAAAGACGGGCGGCGTGGAGTCTTCAACCCTGACATGTGTCACGGATACCTGGACGGCATTTCATTTCACGTTCACCTGTCTGACGGCAACGACTGCTTTCCAAATAGCCGTTACGACCGGGGGAGGCGGGAATATCTGGTTTGAACTTGAGCCTTTCGCAGAATATGTGGAACTCACAGTTCTCGGCGAACGAGGTATGTCCGATCCTGATTCGGTCGGTTTCTGGCCGCAGATCCAAAATACATATGTTGACGGATCGATGGATGAGGGCATTAAAGGATTCCGACGGAAGATTTGGCTAGATGTCGGAGTCGTAGCAGCTGCCGCAGACAGAAAGAGAATACTCTATTGGATGATCGACAATGATCGAACCGTCGATTATCTAACCGAGGTCAATGTGCCCCTAGCTTTACAGGACATTGGGGGATACGAAAACGAATGGAAATTCGATTGCAGTCTCTTGCGGTATTTCACATTCTCACTTCAAGAACCGTCGATCAGAACAACATTCCCAGTTTAAGTGTCATCGACCATTACGTTCAAATATCGATCAGGCGCGACGACTTATTCGCGGACATTGCCCTTGCTCTACACAAAGGGGTTGGACGATCCCGACGAGGTGGAATTTGTTCCTCCTTTGCAGTTCGAGGCGCAGGATGGGTCACTGATCGAAGAGATCAAGGGATTCCGACGTATCATCTTGGCGAGAATCGGAGTCCTACAAACTGCTGCGGATCGTCTCTTCATGCTGAATTTTTTGCAAAGCTCCACGCGATGGATAGACATGGGAGTCTTTGCGGCAGTCCATTGCGTTCTCGCGGATGTTGCGGGGTTCGAGAATCTTTGGCTTTGGGAAACCAAGCTCGCACCATATTACGAAGTGCTGCTCAAAGAAAATGTCATTTATCAAACGTGGCCCGACTCACTTGAACCGGTAGAGACAGAAACCTTGTATATTAAAACGTGGGTAGAAATCACAGGGACAGAAGCAAGTCCACAGACATTGACGACAAACGCCGGGGCATTGGCTACGGATGATACGGGAGCAGCCTATCCGGCGATTAATCTTGCGTCATGGGTCGTATCGGTCATGTTGATTGAACGTCAGGATTGTCTCATCAATCGTATTGGCGATGTGACGCAATCGGGGACAGACATAAGCTTTACCGTCGCACATTCCGACATAGGCAACGCATATTCTGATGGATTGTTTTATGCCCAAGTTGTTATCGGATTACAGGCCAAATGAGACACGCATTGTACATATTACTGTTGTTCCCCATGTTGGCTTTCAGCCAGGATTATCTCTTCCGCGCCAATCCTGTTCCAAATACTGATTACGGATTTGATTTGGGACGATTCGATAAACGATGGGATAGTCTTTTCGTGCGCATCGGAAAGTTTAGCGGCAATGTGGCGATTGACGGAACGTTATCCATCGACTCGATCATTACAGCTCTTCGATTGACGTCGAACCTCACCGTTGATGGCACAGTCACGGGCGATACGCTCGTCGGCGATTGGACCATGACCGGCAATCTGCAATCGACTGCGCAGGGGTCTCTTGCCGGTGTAGCGTCTGCAAAATTCTATTATCAACCCTCGACCGGCAATGCCGTGCTCGGTGCATGGGGCAAGGATGCCTCGACAACGGGGACAATCAGCTTCTATCTTGCAAAATCCGATGGAAGTGGAGGTGAAATAGAAGTCAGCATTGATTCGGCGAGCACAAATTTCACGGGCAATGTTCTCCCCTCAGCCGCCTCAACGTATGCGCTTGGTTCTGCAGTGCTACCATGGAGGGCAAGCCACTACGATTCACTCCTTTCCACGTATCTGAACGGTCGCGTGATCCGCATGGGTTCAGCCTTGTCCGACACGACGAAGTTTCTTCTTAACTCCGATACCACCTCTCTCGTTGCCATGCAGTGGGAGTTAGACGGCAAGACTCCCATGACGCGCATGTTGACGGTGGCGGCCAATGCTCCATTGGCTTCGTCGGCAGGCGCTCAAGATTTGTCAGCCGACAGAACGTGGACGCTCTCTGCTGACACAACGACAGCTCTTTCAGGACTGACGACGCTCTACCAGAATTCACTCAAGGCCAGCATATCTTCACTCGGCTCGGCTGCTTACGTTGACTCGACTCGTATCGCCTATCAGGACAAAACCAACACTTTCACGCAAGCGCAGACGTTCAATAGCACCATCAACCTCCAGACCATATCAAGCGCGGCCTCATTCACGGGGACGGTCGCTACAGTGGGCGATGTTACAGTAGGCGGCATTGCTTTGCTGGACACAATCCGTAATTCGCTTACGTCAGTGGTGGTGGATGATTCGCTGACGGTGACGGGACTTGCTACCATCGCAGGTGATGTGGCGGTAAATGGTGGTGACTTAACAACTACGCAGACTACGTTTGCATTGCTCAACGTAACCCCTACGACGATAAATGCCTTCGGAGCTGCAACTACGATAAGCATGGGCGCACTCACGGGGACGACCACAATCAACAATGATCTGATTGTTGGCGATGAATTGATAGTGAATGGGACGGGAACAAGTTCATTTGCAGGTCCCATCTCCGGCACTACGGTAACGGCAAGTTCTTATGGAATCTTCGGCGGGGGGGATATTGTCGTGGCTTCCGGTGGTATGGCAAAGATTATAATTGATGGCGCAGACGCTACCGAGACAAACGCAGAAAACGCCATCTTTGAAAAAACCGCCAACCTGAATTACACTTCGCGGGCATCCCATATCTTTGTGATTGATAACGATGCCAACGAATCAAATAGAACCTTTTCAATTCGTGCGGACAGTGTTGAATCATCCGATATTTTCACTCTCTCTAAGGCGGGCGCACTTACCGTCGCCGCAGGACTCTCCGGCACTACGGTAACGATGACAGGTAGTCTTGATGTTGATGGCGACGTAGCGGACACTTCGGCCTTCACCACGACTGCAACGCGAGCCGCAGTCTATATCGCGGGCGCGCTCTCAACAGACAAGTACACGGTCAGTCACCGAAACGCAAGCGGAACCGAGACATTGCCGGTAGCGGACGATCAAATGTCCTATTATGCCAAAGCTGACAGCTTGATTGTGCTGAGACAGGCTGGAACAACAAGCGGACTGAAGTTCTCATACAGCAGATTCAAATAAAAACAAAGGGGGCAATAATCGCCATGCTTGAATTCCTTCAACACGCTCCGCTGTGGGTGCAGATTATCAGCGTCGGAAGTCTTTCGACGCTCGGCCTCTATATTATCCTGCTCATCGTTCGCTCCGTGATTGGCTTGCGGACGAAGACATTCAACGGATCGACAAAGAATATCGAGATGTCCTTGACAACGATAGCCGCAAACACGACGGACATGAAAGAACTCATGGCAATGGGATTTGGAGACTCACGGGAACGATTGGAAAAGATCGACAAGAATCTTGGCCTTGCAATGGACCGACAGATTCACAGGGAAGACCTTGCTGGCCTCAAACGAAGGAGAAAACAATGAGTCCTAAAAAGCCGGATGTCTCATTGATGGAAGCCAGAGACACATCTGAGGCGATCAACTACATATTTATCGGAGTGAAGTTTTTCCTCTTGAAACATACCTTGAAGACACTGCTTGTCCTGATGCTCATGGCCGTAGGGCCTATCTACGTCGGATGGGATTATTTCACTTCGGCCAAAGTGAAGATCGAAAAGGCACTTCCACTGGATGAGGACACGGGTTGGAGGTTCTCGATCATGCCGGAGGCATACGCCTCGACAGGAGAGAAGCCAAACGAAATACGGATTGACGGCAAGCTCTATGGCTATTATGATCCTCTCTTTACTGTCTATGTCATGCAAGGCCGTCAAAAGTTATTCATCTACGACAAAGAGACGCGCGAAAGTATTGTCATGAAAATACCGGAATTAGGCTCACAAACGAAGGAGTAACGGGTTATGGACTTTACACAATTTGGACTTTCGGCCATTCAGCTTGTGGTCTTTATGATGTTCGTCACGGCGGTCATTGAGGTCATCAAAGGCATCTCCGCGAAAGGCGTCTTTGGTATTGTTAAGGAATTGGGTTATACGCTGTTCAAGAACCAGCCACTTTCGCCAGAAACGATTAGAACACTCAACTTCATCATTGCCCTCATCTTTCTTCGGTCGTTCGAATATGGAGCTATGGCGAGGCTCCTAGGCATTGATACGATGACATTTGGACCCTTTGCCTACTGGCTGGACTATATAGCGACTGCCTCAGTCATCTACATGGGGGCAGATTATCTCTTCAGTTGGTATTGGAAAATCAAAGCAAGGGCCAATGAAGTAGCGGAAGGAAAAAAGGATGCCTGATCTGACATTGCTCGCGGCTGAATTGACGCGAGATGAGGGACTCCGCTTGAAGCCCTACTTGGATTCCGTCGGAAAGACCACAATTGGCATCGGGCGTAATCTCACGGATCGGGGGATATCCGAGGACGAAGCAACATACCTGCTTGCAAACGACATTGCAGAGGTTCTCCAGGAACTTGACCGTCAACTGGGTTGGTGGAGAACAATGAACGAGCCGCGTCAACGTGTGCTGGCAAATATGTGCTTCAATATGGGCATTGGAACATTGATGACGTTCAAAAATACGCTTTTCAACATGCGAGAAGGCAACTATACGTTGGCTGCTTCCGGCATGAGAGACTCTCGATGGTACACCCAGGTCGGCGTGCGGGCTGAAAGATTGGCTGTGATGATGGAAACTGGAAAAGAATTTTAATCGCCGTCCGCTTCTGGCTTGATCTCGGCAGGTTCCGCCCCGGACGGCACTTCCTCTCTGCCCCAATCTCAAGGAATGTCTTCATCTTGACGATGTGCTCAAGGCTCTTCCTGTGGAAGTGCCGAACAGTTCTCAAGCGTAAACTACTGTTTCCACTATTTTACTTTCCGTGTCTAAAGTAAATTATCGTCCGCCTCGAATCCTGATTTCGGCAGGCCCACCTCCGGACGAAGACCCCTCTGCAAAGTAGGTGGGGATGGAAAAGTTTGGCAACGAACTCCCGACTACGTTGCGCTGAAC